TGAAGCAACTAAACTTGTAATGGATTCTGGAACTACATCTAATAGAGTTACAGGAGTACACACTGATAATTATTCTGGAGCACATTTACAAGCTAATGATTTTATTATATATTCCGTCTATTTAAAATCTGCTACTAATTCTAATTACCCAATAAACCTTTCAGTAGCTGGAAGTGCTCGTGGACGATTTACAGTAACTCCAGAATGGCAAAGGTTTGCAGTAAGAGTAAAAAGAGCTATTGCTGCGGATTTTAGACCAAGAATAGTTCTTCGTAATACATCAAGTAACGGATCAAATCAACCACAAAGCGATGGTAGTTTTGTTAACCAACATGCTGAAATTTATGCGTGGGGTGCACAAATGGAATTTGATGGTACTGCTGGGTCTGATTCAAATAATTATACGGGACCGGTTGGTGAATTAGTTAAAACCACTACACAACCTTCCGGAGCACCACGTTTTACCCATGACCCAGAAACTAAAGAATCTAAGGGGTTGTTGATTGAAAAGCAGTCAATTAACTATATACAAACCAATACTACTTTAAGTAGTTGGGGAACAGCGAGATCCGCAATAACCATTGATAACTCTATAACTAATCCTGACGGTACAACAGGTGCACCAAAAATTACAGCAGATGGAACAACTGGTACTCGTTATGTTATGGCTCCAGCTATGACAGGACCAGCAAATACTACAAAAATACGTCACTCTGTTTTTTTAAAATATGGTACTCACAGATTTGTAGATATATACGGTAACTATAATCAATGGATGACTAGTAGTACTGGAGTCAGAGTAGATTTACTAAATGGAACTGCAGTTAAAGTAGGTGTTGCCACGTCTCTTACAGCATTAGAAGAAGTAAAACAGTTTCCTAATGGTTGGGTTAAAGTAACCGTAAAAGCTGACATGGCTTCGGCTGTTACTCCAAATGCACAGCCAATGTATTTATGGTTTATTGCTGATGGGAATCCCGGTACTACTACGGGAACTTCCGGCATTAGTGGTAATTATTTTTACGCTTGGGGTGCTCAGACAGAAGCAGGGAACGACTTTGCAACTTCAACAATAATTAATGAAACAACTGGTACAGTCACAAGAAGCCCAGACCTAGCATCAATAGAGGGTGATGATTTTGGTACGTATAGGACTAATTTAGTTGCCAACACTTCGTTTAGAAAAGGGTCTGATGGTTATTTTATTACTGGAAGCAATGCTAATGCTACGTATGAAAGCTATGCAGGCATTTCACCTTCTGGTAATTATGATGCACTAAAAATGACTGCTATCGGAACAGGGACAGACAATAATGGACTTTTAAAATTGCATAGAATAATGCAGTTTTTAACTCTAGATGATGCATCAGTTTATACTGTTACAGTTTATTTAAAAGCTGGTACATCAGATAGAGCGGTAGTTTACTTATGGGATGGAGACTCTAATCCTTTACAAGCAATAATAAATTTAACTGCTGAAACCATAAATGTTGTTGGAGGATCAAATGGGGCGATTACTGATGTAGGTAACGGTTGGTATAAAATTACTGTATCTTCTATATCTACTACAGTAAACGGAACTCCCGGAGTTATTGTTAACGTATTAAACAATGCTGGTGCTTCTCGATATGATGCTAACGGTGAATCCATATTTATCTGGGGTCTGCAAGTAGAAAAAGCTAGTGCAGCAACAGAGTTCATCCCTTCCACAGATACATACACCAACAGGCAATCAAATGCCACGTTTGTAGATGGTAATGGGATTATTAGAAGATCAATGTGCAACCAGTTATTATATAGCGAAGGGTTTGACAATACTTACTGGAGTAAAGCTCAAATAGCTGTAACTGCAAATAGTGGTATAGCACCTAATGGTACAAATACGGCATTTAAAATTGAAGCTACAGCATTAAATACAGGTCAACATTATATTTTTAGAAACATTAATATAAGTGGAGCTATTTCAATTTATGCTAAAGCTAATGGCTATAATTATTGTTCTATAATAAGTCAAAGACTTGGTAATACCCAACCTACAGAAGCTGCTGGAGTTTCAGTAAATCTTACTAATGGAAATATTCACGATATTAAAGATGGCACAGCAGAAGTTATAGATGTTGGCGATGGTTGGTATCGAATTATTTTTAGTCGTACAGATAATTTACAGCAAGTTTATACAATTTTCCAACCACATGATGGTAATACAACTCCATCTCATGCTAATAATTATAGGGTAAGTTACAGTGGTGGAGCTGGTACTGGTGGTGTTTTGCTTTGGGGTGCAATGCAGACTGATGACCTGACTGAAGCTGGCGATTACTATAAAACAACAGACACAATTAGTGGTCCTCCTAGATACAGCCATGATCCAGAGACATTAACTCCTACTGGTTTATATCTTGAACCGGCAGCTACGAACATTGCAACAGATAGTGCAAACTTAACTCATTTGGTTACTAGGCATGCAATTAAAGATACAAATTCTGGTATAGCTCCTGATGGTACAAATACTGCTGTTTTATTAAAACCGGATTCGACTTTTGACAGACACTTAATCGAAAAACAATTTACTACTCTTACTAACTCTAGTAAAACTATGTCTGTGTTTGTCAAAGCAGATCCAAATGGAAACGGTAGATATGTTCAAGTTGGTTTTGGTATAACTGTTGGTGGTATTTACTCTTATACATTAAGTATATTTGATGCCAAAACAGGACAAATTACTGACAACATAACACCTGTAAATGGTGGTGGTGGTTTAATTTCAAAAGTAGAACCTTACCCAAATGGTTGGTACAGACTTACTGTTACTAATGCCAATACCGGTGGTGGCTCAGGCTGGTCAAAAATAGGTTTAGCTGGTTATCCAACGTATGCTGCTGCATATGCTGCTAATCCAGTAGATACTCAAATACATGGTTCACTAAAATTTACAGGAGATGCAGCAGAACATTCGGTTTTAGTTTGGGGACATCAAGTAGAAGCTGGAATAGGTAGCACTTCCTACATCCCAACATCGGGTGCAGAAGCAACAAGATCAGCCGACACCTTTACCTCAACAGCTACAGAAGTATTAGACAGAGCTAACGGTACAAAACCAGCGTTTTATACACCTGATGGAACATCAATTTATGCTGAAGCAAGATATAATGCTGGTTCTCATGACAACATTTCTAATTTTTCTAGAATTTTACAGTTACAAAAAGTTAATGATTCTGTGTTGGGAATTTATAAACATGGTGGCTCAAACCACAACCAACTGCAATTATTTGCTAATAATCCTACGGCGGCACCTCTTTTTGCATACAGAAACTACAACTCAGGTTCAAATGATTTACAAATAGGAGTACGCTACGCTGAGGATGATGCAAGAATATACCTTAATGATAATGATGCAATAACAAACCGACAAGGCAGTTTAGATACAGATGTTCATACAGAAAAAGCTACTGACTTATATATTGGTAATGACGGAGGTTCTAATAATCCTACAAACGGAACAATAAAACGTATAACCTTTTGGAAAACACCATTGCCTGACAGCAAATTAGACAAACTTACAGCTTAATTATGGAACAAGAATTTGAAGAAATCGTAACGTATGGTCCATACTTTAAATGGAGCAGCGAAAAGACATGGAAAACAGCAGCTAAGAAAGCTGGGTTCTACAAAACAGTACCAGAAACTGATGAAGAAGGAAACGAAACTGGAAAGACAATAGAAGTATTAGACGCTTATACTCATGAACATTCAATAGATGTAGTAGGTGTTATTTATAAGGGTGGTAAATGGGATGACGAAGGTAATGAAATAGAAGCTCCAGTTAAACAACCGGGGTTTCACGTTAACTACTTAGGTCCGCTTCCTACAGGTTGGAACAAGAAGTCAGTTAGCCCTAAAACTCCTGTTAGAGTCTTTGCCTAGTGCATTAACTCTTCCCACCCTAGCCTTACCACCAACTCAGATATACCAAACACCTTCATTAGATCAACCAGTTGCAGACATACCATACTATACTCCTTTAGTTGTACCTCCTAGCGATCTAGAACCACCTAAAGGGGTTAAGTCTAAAACTGAAGAAAAGACTGAGCAACCAGTTACACCAAAGATTGATATACCTTACTTTAACTTTGAAGTACCGTTACCAACTACTGAGGTAGTAATGGCTGCAACCTATGCAGCGGTATCAGCAGTGGCTGTAACTACCTTTGCTCAACCTTTCTTTAACACAATTAAGAAAAAACTACAGAAAACAATACAGGGAAAAGTAGATAAATGGAAGCAAAACCAGAAAAGAAAAACATCCTCACAAAAATAAAAGAGAATGTAGACGACCATGAAGAACAGATGCAAGTACTAGGGGCCATGGTGCGTCTAGGTGTAGTTATCTGGTCTGGTTTTATCATTACTCTTAATTATGTTGAGCTACCTATGGTCAAAAAGCCTTTAGGTGCATCCTCTGATATCACGTTCGTGGCTTCGATCTTTACGGGGGCACTTGCAACTTTCGGGCTGTCCACGGGTAACAAAAAGTCCAAAGAAGATAAATCAAAAACATGAATAAATGGATAATACTCTTAGCCCTGTTATCACCCAGCATTGCAAGAGCAAACACAGTAACTCCTCAGTTCACTCAGGGGTCGATGAACAGCACAACAACTACAACTCAAGTAGTACAAGAAGTCAAGCAGACACAGGTATTTGGAGCAGAGGTAAAGAGCTGGTCAGGCTCAAATGTAACTCCTTCTGGAGACATTGCAGACTCAGCTACGACATTTTCTGTCGAAGATTCGGCTGCGGACTGGACACTCGAAATAACATCAAGAGCAGCAGGCTTAGTAGAGCAAATAGACGCAACAACAGATTGGACTATAAATACTACTACTACCTCGCTTTCTGTCTTTTCTCAGTAACACCTATCTTAGCAAACGAACCAGAAGTTAACAATACCTCTAATCCAGTAGCTGCTGCTACAGGTAACGTTACAAATCAAGCTGTACAGTTTCAAAACAACGGTGCATCCTCTCGGCAGCAATATGCTCCCGGGGTGTCCTGTAATGGCAGCACGATGACGTTCTCGCCATTCTACATGGGCAACCATACCAACCCATACTCTGAGAAAGAAGATATGGAAGGTCTACACCCATCTAGTTATCAGCTAAACGAGAACTGGGGGTTTCAGATTAACTTTATGGTTCCGCTAGATAAAAGTGGATATAAGCAATGTAAAGAGATTGCAAAGAGACAAGAAGAAAAACTCAGGCTCGACTACGAGCTTGTTCGTGCACTTAAATGTGCAGAACTACAAACTAAGGGATTCACCCTAAGACCGGGAAGTCGTGTCGAGCACATGTGTCACGACATCGTTCCCATTCAATCATTATTACCTAAAACAAATGTTAGCAATTCTAAAACCAATAGTTTTAACTTTTTTAAAAAGCGATAAATTTAAAGTATTTGTAGCTGACTTACTCGAAAAGTTAGTTGAACAGACAGATAACAAGCTAGATGATAAAGCATTAGCTATGGTTAAAAAAGGACTAGAAATAGAATGACAAACAATCCAAGGGTTATACCCAAAAAAGCAACCGAAGAGAGTTTTAACGAGCTACACTACCTTGTTACAGAGGACTTT